GACCTGCTCGATGCCAAGGGCGGCGGCGGTTCGGGCGGTCTGGGCAATGGCTGGATTGGCCAGGCAGCCAACTGGGCCACCAGCTTCGACTGGGGCAGCCTGATCTCGGCCTTCGGTTTCCATGAAGGCGGCGCCGTTCAGCCGGGCCAGCAGACCTTCAACCGCCTGGTGCCGTCATCGGCCTTTGCCAATGCCCGGCGCTACCACGCCGGCGGCTTTGCCGGCGACGAAGTGCCGGCCATCCTCAAGAAGGGGGAGCGCGTCCTGACCCCGGAGCAGCAGATGCGCGCCGCCGGCGCCATGACCCTGAACCAGACCATCTACGCCGACGGCAACACCGACAAGGCCCAGGTCCGCCGCAGTGCCGCCGCCGGAGCCCGCGCCGCCCTGTCGGCCGTCAATGGAGCCCAGCGCTATGCCTGATTTTCTCGAAGAGCGCCTGTCGGCCCCGATCAAGTACGGCAGCTCCTGGGGCGACGAATACACCGTCGATATCGTCGAGACCAGCGGCGGACAGGAATATCCGTCGCTCGTCCATCCCTTCCCGCGCCGCCGCTTCGATGTCTCCTACCTGCTCGAAAACGACCGGATCTATACCGAACTCTGCGGCCTCTATCACCGCGCGCACGGCAAGTTCGGCGCCTTCCGCATTCGCTGCGAGGACGAGTATTCCAGCAACGGTCGCATCGGCGTGCCGACCGCCTTCGACCAGCCGATGGGGTTGGTCTCGGCCGGGCTCTATCAGTTGTGCAAAACCTACGGCACCGACAAGCCGGCTGGCGCCACCGGCTATCCCTACCGCACCATCCACAAGCCGGTCGCCGGCACCATCAAGGTGGCCATCGGCCCCACCGAGATCCGCAGCGCCGACTGGTCGGTCGTCACCACCACCGGCCGCGTCACCTTCGCCGCCGACCAGGGCGCGACCATTACCGCCATCAGCAAGGCGTCCTCGGCGGTCATCAGCCTGGCAACGAACCCCTACGTTGTCGGTCAGTCGATCCATCTGAGCGCGGTGCTCGGCATGACCGAGATCAACGGTCGGCGCGCCCTGATCACGGCCGTCTCCGGCCTCAATGTCACCGTCGCGATCAACTCAACGGCATTCGGAACCTACACCTCGGGCGGCGTCACCCATACCCGGCCGCAGACCGGCGAGGCCGTCACCGCGGGCTTCGAGTTCGATTTCCCCGTGCGCTTCAATTCCTCGTTGCCGGTCGGCCAGGACTACCCGGCCCTGCGCGCCGTCGATGGCGTCGAGCTGATCGAGCGCCTCAACCCATGAAACCGCAGGTCGCCCCTTACGAGACATCGGTCAAGTGCCTGCGCATCGTCTGCCGCAATGGCCTGACCGTTCGCGTCACCCGTTACCCGGTCGACCTGGTCATGAGCAATGGCCAGATCTATCAGTCCGGATCGGGCTACGATTTCACGGGCTATCAGGCCACGACCTCGCTGTCGCCCTCGGCCATCGACCTCGAAGGCATCCTCGGTTTCGCCGGCGTGACGCGCGATGCGCTGCAGTCCGGCGTCTTCGACGGCGCCCGCGGCTACCTCTTCGCCTGCGATTTCCGCGCCCCGGTCGAGGACTACGAACCCATCGTCTGCAGCGTCTTCGGCAAGGCCACCCTGAACGATGACCGCTACACCGTCGAGGAAATGGCCCTCATCGACGCCCTCAACCAGTCGGTCGGCAAGGTCTACGCGCCAGGCTGCCAGAAGGTCTTCGGCGGCCAGGAATACGCCGGCTGCAAGGTCGCGCTCGGCCCGCTGACGCTGACCGGAACGCTGACGGCGGTCTCCGGCGCCGACAGCTTTACCGATACGGCGCGCGGCGAGCCTGCCGACTATTTCGCCCTCGGCACGGTGCGCTTCCTGTCCGGTCAGAACGCCGGGCTCAAGGCGCAGGAGATCAAGTCCTTCGCCGCCGGCATCATCCAGACCTTCGAACCCTTCTACTTCACGCCGGCCGTGGGCGACACCTACGAGATCGTCCCGGGCTGCCGCAAGTCGCTGTCCGCCTGCAGCGATAAATGGAACAACGTCGTCAATTTTGGCGGCTTCCCGACCATGCCGACCCAATCCGTTTACAACGCCCGGGGGACCAAATGACGCCGGATGCCATCGTCACTGCCGCCCGCGCGCTGGTCGGCACCCCCTTCGTGCACCAGGGTCGCCTGCCGGGCATCGCCCTCGACTGCGCTGGCCTCGTCATTGCCGTCGCCCGCTGCTTTGGGCTGGATCCGATCGACGTCCCCGGTTACGGTCGATCGCCTCACCGGGGCCTGCTCGAAGCCACTGTCGCCGGGCAGGATTGCCTCAGCGAAATCCGCCTGGACCAGGCCACGGCCGGCGACATCCTGGTCATGCGCTTCGCCCGCGAACCCCAGCACCTCGCCATCCATGCCGGCGACACCCTCATTCACAGCTATGAAGCCGTCGGTCAGGCCTGCGAGCACGCGCTGACGGACATCTGGCGCACTCGCATTGTGCGGGCCTTCCGCTTTCGGGGCCTGTCCGCATGAGCAGCAACTCGAGCACTGGCCAAATCCTCGGCACCATCGTTGGCGCCGTTATCGGGTATTTCATCCCGGGGAGTTATGTCGCAATCGGTGCGGCCCTGGGCGGCGCTATCGGTGGCGCGCTCGATCCCCCCAAAGGGCCTCAGATCGTTGGCCCGCGCCTGTCCGACCTCTCGCAGCAGGGCACCGGCTACGGCTCGGCCATTCCGCGCGTGTATGGCTCGGTGGCGCTGCTCGGCAATATCTTCTGGATCGAGAACAACCAGCTCAAGGAGGTCAGCAAGACCAAGCGTTCGGGCGGCAAGGGCGGCGGGGGCGGCAGTTCGCAGACCACCTATGCCTACTACGCGACGTTTGCCCTTGGTCTCTGCGAAGGCCCCATTGCCGGCATCCGCCGGATCTGGGTCAACGGCAACCTGATCTACGATGCGGGGGCCGGCGACATCGAGACCATCATGGCCTCCAACAAGGCCGCCTCGGGATTCACGCTTTATACCGGCACCGAGTCACAGATGCCGGATCCCCGGATGCAGGCGACGCTGGGCGTCGCCAACACGCCGGCGTATCGCGGTCTGGCCTATCTCGTCTTCGAGGACTTCGCCCTCAAGGACTACGGCAACAGCTTGATGGGGTCGCAGATCAAGGTGGAGGTATTGAGCTCACTCTCGACCTCGATCCTGTCGCAGACCGTCAGTTGTGCCTACACGCAACCCCACAGCACGCCCGCATTTTCAGCGCAGCCGGTCTACGTCGGACTCGATAACGTGACCATTGGCGTGCCGCAGTGGGACAGCGCCTATCCGGCCACCTCATCCTGTCCCCTGTTCGACGTCTATCCGAACGGCGTCATCGTCAACGAACTCGCGCCGAGTTGCCCAGGCACCCAGGTCATGCCGAATCAGCAGCTGAGCAAGGGTAAATTCCTTTACTCCGGGCTGCAGGTCTTCACCGCCTGGACCTTCGATGGGCCGCATGGGTTCATCGCCGAGGCCGAAGGCCTATATGCCGGCATCTCCAACCTCGATGCCGGTATTTATATATCGCAGGGGTCGCCGGGAACCCAGATCAAGATTCCCCTGGGTACAGGGGATTGCGCAATCACCACCGATGGGGAATTCATCTGGGTGGTGGGCACGACCCAAAGCCGAAAGTTCGACAAGTACCTGCAGCTCCTGCAGACGGGCGTTGGGCTGGGCGGCATGGCGATGGGGTCGTCGCGCCTCTGGTTCGACCCCGCCTCGGGCGCGCTGTACTGCATTCCGGACGGTCTCGGCATCGACGTCTATCGATTCGCGCCCGACCTCTCATCGGTGGCCTTGTTTGCCGGCGGGCTATCGATGCCGGGCGATACCTATTACAACCTGGGATTGTTCGTTTACAACGACATCATCATCATCGCCAAGCCAGGCAGTGCCAGCAGCGGTAAAACGGCCACCATCGGCTACTTCGTGCGCAATGCCGTGACGCAGACCTCGGTATCGCTCGGTTCGATCGTCGCCGCCGAAATCCAGAAATCCGGGCTGCTCTCCCTGTCCGACATCGATACCTCGACCCTGACCGACCCTGTTCGCGGCTACCGCCTGTCGCAGGTTGCCGCGCTCCGGGCCGGCATCGAACCGCTGCAGGGTGCCTGGCCGTTTGATGTGTTCCAGTCGGGCTACGCCATTCGCTTCAAGCGCCGCGGCACGGGCGGCAGTGTCGCCACCCTCGATGCGACCCTGTTCGACGCCCGCGATGCCGGTGATCAGCCCGGCGTCGGCCTCTCCCAGTCGCGGGAGATGGATACCCAGCTCCCCTGGCGCGTCGAAATCAACCATATCGACTTCACCCGGGAATACGACGTCAATACGCAGTACGCCGAACGCCTGAACACGGCCTCCATCCACCTCAACAAGATCGACATGGCGGTCGTCATGACCCCCGACGAGGCCGCGCAGAAAGCCGAGATCCTGCTCTATCTCTACTGGCTGGAACGGCATGACCTGGCCTTCAAGCTGCCCCCGTCCTACGCCTACCTTGAGCCGGCCGACATCATTACCGTCACGGTTCCTTCGGGCGTCTATACCCTGCGGCTGACCCAGATCCAGTACAACCCGAATGGCGTCCTCGAATGCCAGGCCAAGTTCCACCGCGCGGCGGTCTATACGAGCACGGCGCTCGGCGTGACGTCGGGCGCGCAGCCGCCGACCACCATTGCCTACCCCGGTCCGCTGGTGCTTGAACTGCTCGACATTCCGCTGCTCAAACCCGCCTACGACGATCCCGGGCTGCATGTCGCCCTGTGCGCGGCCAATGGCTCGTGGGCGGGCGCCTCGCTCTGGAAGTCGATCGATGGCGGCCAGACCTGGGACCCGAGCAATGCCTTCATCGAGTCCGGCTGCATCGGTTTCGCCAAGAACGCGCTGGGCACCCCGGCCTATTTCGGCCTGATGGACAAAAGCAGCGTGCTCGGTGTCCGTCTGTTCGGCGGCGCGTTGTCCAGCGTCTCCCAGATTCAGTTGCTGGCCGGCGCCAATCATTTTGCTTACGGCGCCGATGGTCGCTGGGAAATCGTCGCGGCCCAGACCTGTGTGTTGCAAGGCGACGGCAGCTACTGGCTCTCCGATTTCCTGCGTGGTCGCTTCGGCACGGAAGCGGCGGCCAGCCGTCACGTCGCCGGTGACCGCATCGTGGCCCTCAGTGAAGACCAGGTGCAGATCGCTGCCCTGTCCAGTGCGCACATTGGCGCGCTGCTCGCTTATCGCGCCGTCGTCACCGGAGACGACGTCATGGCCGCCTCGACCCGTGAATTCAAGTACACCGGCGTTAACCTCAAGCCGCTGTCGCCGGTCTATCTCGCCGGATCGGTCACGCCCGGGACCAACGACTGGGCCATCACCTGGGTCCGCCGTACCCGCCTCAATGGCGAATGGTCCGACGGCGTCGACGCCGGCCTCGGGGAAGCCAGCGAGTCCTACGATGTCGAGATTTACAGCGACATCACCTATCAGACGCTCAAGCGCACATTCAGCGGTCTTTCCAGCGCGGCCTGCACCTATACCTCGGCCCAGCAGGTCGCCGATTTCGGCGCCAATCAAACTCAGCTCTACCTCAAGGTCTACCAGAACAGCGCCATGGTCGGTCGCGGCACGCCATTGGCCCGGCTGCTGCCCTTCACCGATGGCACGATCATCCTGCTGCACTGCGAAGGAAAAAACGGCGCCAACGTCTTCAAGGACGAGATGGGCAAGAGCATCACGCCCGGCGGCACGGTCAATACGGCCGACGATGTCGCGCCCGCCTTCGGCAAGACGGCCGCCAAGTTCGACGGCGCCGGCTACCTGATCTGGCCATCCGGACTGCCATCGCTCAACGACTTCACGCTAGAATGGCGGCATTACGGCAGCCTGGCCTGGTGTATCTGGTCGATCGATGCCAACAATTACCTCTACAACAATCAACTCGTCCTCAACGGCGTCGGCATGGCCAGCATGAGCTGGTCGAACGGATCGAACTGGTGTCATGTCGCCATTGTCCGGCTCGCCGGTGTCCTCACCGTCTACAAGGACGGCGCTGTCGTCTATCAGACCAATCACGCCCCGTCCGTCAATTTTTCGAGCCTCTACTGGGGCATGTACAAGCCCAATAACAACCTCTTCATGACAGCCCGCCTGGATGAAATCAGGCTCACCAACTGGGCACGCTATACGGGCCCGTTCTCATCACCGAACAGCGAATTCACCATTCAGCAAGGAGCCTGGTAATGGCCAACAGTGCAACCCATATCGACGGCATCGTCCAGTCGCAGGCAGGCAAGGAGATCGTCGCCAACGCCTTCTTCGATGCCGCCAGTCCTGCGACACTGGGGGGGCGCCGGCAATCGACCACGTCGGGTCTAACCTGGGGTTACTACGGCGGATATCTGTTCATCAACGGTACGCCGACCTTCATTAATAACGGCACGCTGGCATTGACGGCCAGCGCCACCAACTACATCGAACTGGACCCGGCGACCGGTACCGTCTCGAAAAACACGACTGGCTTCACGGCCGGTCGAATCCCGCTCTACACGGCGGTGACCAGCACAGTGGCCGTTACGGCCTACACCGACTATCGCCTCTCCGCATGCCAGCCCTTCGGCCGGCTGGCCAAGGCCATGAGCGATGCCAACGCCACGCTGAACCAGGCCGAGGCCATGAACAATGTCCTCGAATTCACCGGCACGCTCACCGCTGCCCGAAACATCGTCCTGCCGCTTGTCCCCCGGCAATACACCGTCTTCAACAATACAACCGGCGGCTTCGGCCTGCAGTTCATCGGCGCCAGCGGCACCGGCATCACCGTCGCCGCCGGCAAGCGCGCCATCATCTACGCCGACGGCACCAACGTCGTGCGGGTGACGGCGGACACCTGATCAATCACTGGGAGAGCATCATGGGAAACGTCATTCGCTTCAATGCCAGTCATCCGCGCCGCGCGGTCGCCTTGCCCGTTGCCCTCACCGAAGCCTGGGCCGCTTACTGCTTTGAATGTTCTGCTGCATGGTGGCGCTGGGTGCTGACTGGGCGCTGATGGGTGACCTGCGTAGGGGATATCCCCTACGCAGGTACCCATTCAACCCACGAAATAACGGACCTGCGTAGATGAATTCATCTATGCAGGTACCCTTTTTAGCCGTAAAAAATAGACCCTGTATCTTCCGAGAAGTTAGGTCTTAACGGATCACCATTTCAGATAGCAGATCAATGATCAGCTTTTGCTGATTCGGTGTCGCTCGTCGAAAGAGGCGTGCTAATTCGCGCTCACGAACAGTTTGGTCATCATCAATAACCCGTCTCTGTTTTTCAGTTGGGAAAGCTCTCGCGACGGCTTCTGAATTCAGCAGAAACTCCTCTGAATTTGCGTTTAATTTCGACTTATTTGCCATCTTTGATAATGGCCGCGATGGCGGCTAATTTGTAGCGGGTTTGCTCATCAAGCGACTCCATGAGTAGTCGCCCATCTCGCTGATGATCCGTCTCTTCACGAACGGAAATATTTACCCCTTCAGCTCTAGCCACGATTTCGCATACCTTTACATCGAGCGCCCCCGCAATTTTCACGAGAGCCTCAAGGCTCGGAGTGATCTCTCCTGACTCATATCGGCAGACGGCCGACTTGCTCATGCCGATGCTTTTAGCGAGCGCCGCCGGCTTGATATGTCGGTCTTCGCGCAATTGCTCAATCGCTTTTCCTATCTCCATCGTTGCTTATTAAACAACTTTTAAAAAACTGTTGACTGAAAGTTCCTTCACGGTCAACAATTGTTCAAACGTTGATTCAGAGGCAACTATGACGAATGTAAAGCAAGCGCGGAAACAGAAGAAGTTGACGGTGTATGACGTGGCCGAACACGTCGGTATCACCGCCGGTGCTGTTTCACGTATCGAGCGCGGACTCCTCGGAATTAGTCCCAGCAACGCGAAAAAGATGGCAGATCTTCTCGATCTGAAACTTGAACAGGTTCTTTTCCCTGAGGAGATATCAGCATGAGCAAGATGATTTCGATGGTCTTGAATTTTGGTGGCGTTGCCCTGCCCATCATTGATGGTGAAGACGGCTTTCAGCGGGTTCCGCTGAAGCCGATTTGCGAGGTGGTTGGTGTCGATTGGTCCCGTCAACACAAGAAGATTCAGGTTCCGTATTTGGCGCGTCGGCTGGGTATCTGCGTAGAACAGATGTTCTATGCAGGTCAGTCTCGGGAGATGGTTTTGATACGTCTGGATCGCGTCGAGGCGTTCCTTAATTCCTTGAATCCGGAATTGATTCGAGCGACAGGAAATATTGACTCTGCCGACTGGCTTGAAGCCAAGCATGCCGAGTGGGATGACCTGCTGCATGCCTACGAACTGGGGCGCGGCGACATGTTCAAGGAACGCAGCTCCAAGCACACGGCGATCAGGGCCTTCCTTTCTGCCGTCAAGGAAAAACGGAATACCGCCGATCCGCTCGATCGTCAGGCGCTGACTTCCATTCTTGCTGGGCTGGCTGGCGATCTGAACATTCCCTATCAACTGGATTTGACCGGTACGGACTAGATATTCGGCCCCTCCGCCGTTGCGAGCGGAAGAGGGGCACTGGTCGGCGGGCCAACCTACTGCATGTCGCAATGCCAGTATGGTTTTCGGCCCCCGGATTCGATAGTAGATAGACGGGGTATCTCCACATGGATGTCCATGACGCTGCCTACCGGGTAGCCCACGATTACCAGCCGCCGCAGGGCGCGGTCGCCCTGGCCAGGAAGATGGGGCGCAATCCCGGCACCTTCCTCAACCAGCTCAACCCGGCACAGGAAACCGCCAAGCTCGGCCTCGGCGACGCCGTCGCCATGAGCATCGCCGCCGACGACTACCGCATCCTGCACGCCTTCGCCGACAGCTGCGGCTTCGTCGCCTTCCCGAAGCCCGACCTCTCCCGCATCTCGGACGCCTCGCTGCTCGAAATGATCCTCAAGCGCGACCGCGCCGAAGGCGAGTTCGCCGAGGTGCTGGCCCGCGCCCTCGACAACGGCGATGTCAGTGCCGGCGAGTTCGTCCTTATCGAGAAGGAAGCCTACGAATCCGCCGCCGCCACGCTCGAGCTCGTCGAACGCATCAAGGGCCTGCGCCGTGGCGACTAAGCGCGCCGCCCCGGTCGACGTTCGCCGCCTGGTGATCCGCGACAACGTGCCGGACGGCATGACCGTAACCCTCGCCGGCATCGCCCCGGCCCGCAGCTTCGCCGCACTCTTTCGCGACGAACTGCAGGCGCGCGGTATCGGCATCGCCCGGGAGGATAAGCGTGGCCGCAAGAGACTGGATTGAAGCGACGGTATTCGCCGCTGTGATGTTGGGCCTGGGAGCAGCCCTCGATGCCCCCGAAACTGTAAGGAGTGAGAGAGATGAGTAAGAACCGGTGTTTGACCAACCACGAGGAAGCGACCCTGCGCCGCTTCTTCAAGAATCGGGGCGACTGGCAGGCGAAGCGCGACTGGGCGAT